GACTCCACCGGCATTTAAGGAGGGCTAATCAATGGCTATCTCTCGCGCACAACTAGCGAAAGAGCTGGAACCCGGCCTTAATGCCTTGTTCGGGCTCGAATACAACCGTTACGAGAATGAGCACAGCGAAATCTTTGAGGAAGAGTCTTCGGACCGCGCCTTTGAAGAGGAAGTGATGCTTGGTGGTTTCTCTACTGCACCTGTTAAAAGCGAAGGCGGAAGCATTAGCTTTGACGATGCACAGGAAACTTACACTGCTCGTTACACTCACGAAACTATTGCGTTGGCATTCTCGATCACTGAAGAGGCTATCGAAGATAACCTTTATGATCGTCTTGCATCGCGCTACACCAAAGCTCTGGCCCGTTCTATGGCCCAGACCAAGCAGATCAAAGCTGCTGCTATCCTGAACAACGCGTTCAGCACTGGCTCTTCTGCGATCGGCGATGGTGCAGCACTATGCTCGTCTTCGCATCCAAGCCTTTCAGGCAACCAGCGTAACATCTTGTCAGTCGCTGCTGACTTGAACGAAACGTCGCTTGAGCAAATGCTTATCGACATCGCTGGTTTGACTGACGAGCGTGGCCTCAAGATTGCTGTTCGCGGCATGAAGCTTATTATTCCTAAAGAGCTTCAGTTCATCGCAGAGCGAGTTATCAACTCGAATTTGCGTCCGGGCACTGCAGACAACGATCTGAACGCCATGAAGTCTATGGGAATGCTTCCTGACGGTGCGGTGGTTAACCACTTCCTCACTGACACTGACGCGTTCTTCATCAAGACTGACGCTCCAAACGGTTTCAAATACTTCAACCGTTCGCCCATCAAAACGGCAATGGAAGGGGATTTTGATACTGGCAACATGCGCTTCAAAGCACGTGAACGTTACTCTTTCGGTGTATCCGATTGGCGTTGCGTTTTCGGTACTCCCGGCGCAGCCTAAGTTATCGTTTTTCGATAACAAAAGGGGCTCTTATGAGCCCCTTTCTTTTTTGTAAATTAGTGGTATAGTTGGTACAGGGCTAAATTTAAGCTTTGCAGACAGGTACCAGCCCTCCTGACGTTGCACAGACTGTAAAGCTAACCCTTGTGCAAGAGGTATGTTATGGCATCCACTACTTTTTCAGGTCCTGTGACCTCCACCAATGGCTTTGTTGGTGATATCAAAGTCCCCACTTACACCGTAGCTACGGCTCCTTCTGCTTCTTCTGCTGGTGCAGGCACTCTTGTTTACGTGTCTGATGGCGCTGCAGGTTCAGCAATTTTGGCTTTCTCTGACGGAACTAACTGGAAGCGTTCTGACACGGGTGCCACTATCTCAGCATCGTAAGGGGGTGAGCTATGAGTAATCGTTTCAAAGCCCCCTCTGAAGAAGAATTGGCTGCTCGCGGGCTAGACAAGGACGGCAAGCCTCTCAAAAAAGAGGTCAAAAAAGAGGTCAAAAAAGCCGCGCCTAAGAAAGTCACGAAGGAGAAAAAATAATGGCTAACTCAGACGTAAAAGCAAAACGTCTGACGGGAACGGGTGCGGCCAGCCTTGGCCGAAATCGTCTTCGTCAGATTCAAGTGCTAACTACCTCAGGCGGAGCGGGTCGTTTGACCATTACGGATGGTAATGGTGGCGCAACCGTGCTCGACATTGATTTTCTTGCTTCTGACTCACACTCTGTAAACATTCCAGATGACGGATGTTTGTTTGTAGAGGATTTGTACATAGCGACGTTTACTAATATTTCGGCGTTGACGGTGTTTTACAGCTAGGAGATTACGTCTAATGGCTACTACAAAAGATGTCGAAAGGACGCCATCGGGCAGATTGAAATATCGGGGAGAGACCTTTGCAGGATACAATAAACCAAAGAGGACACCCGGAAAGTCCAAGAAGAGCGCCGTTTTGGCTAAAAAAGGAAGTGAAGTTAAGCTGGTTAGGTTCGGCGATCCAAACATGGCAATTAAAAAGGATCAACCGGGACGTCGAAAAAACTTTAGAGCGCGTCACTCATGTGACACAGCAAAGGACAAATTCAGCGCTAGATATTGGTCATGTAAAGCTTGGTGAGGTGGAGATGAAAGTCGAAGAAGTTCTAGCCAAGCTAGAAAAACACGAGGCAGAATGTAACTTGCGTTATCAACGGATTGAAGAACGGTTAGATGACCAAAAGGAACATTTGAAAAGTCTGGACATTAAGATATGGGGTCTGGGCATTTTGATCATTGTCGCACCGTTGGTGCATAAACTTCTGGGGTAAGTTATGAAAAAATCATCATGTGGTAGCCGAGGTAAGTCCGCTGTTAAAAAGATGGAGTATGGCGGTGCTGTTAAGAAAATGAAGAAAGGCGGCAAGGTTAGCGGATGCCGGGTTAGAAACGCCTAATGGCTAAGCGCGGATTGTACGCAAATATCGCTGCTAAACGCGATCGAATCAAAAAAGGTTCGGGCGAGAAAATGCGTAAGCCGGGGTCAAAAGGTGCGCCTACTGACGCTGCTTTCAAAAAAGCTGCTAAAACAGCTAAGAAACGCGGGAAGAAATCGTAATGACCACATCTGGCAGCAAAGATTTCGAGCTAGACGTCGCTGAGTATGTTGAGGAGGCGTTTGAACGCTGTGGGCTAGAGGTTCGCACGGGATACGATCTCAAAACAGCTAAGCGATCGCTCAATTTATTGCTGGCAGATTGGGCAAACCGCGGTTTGAATCAGTGGACGATTAAGCAGCGGACCATCACCATGGTTCAAGGCGATGGCGAATACGATCTGGGAGCGGACGTAATAGACATTTTGTCTGTTGTATGCAGACGGGACAGCACAGATTATTCGTTAGAGCGCCTTAGCCGTGATAGTTTTTTGACTATTCCTAACAAAACAACTCAGGGCCGTCCGAATCAGTTTTTTTTGGATCGTCAATTGACGCCGAATTTGAAGCTGTGGCCTGTACCGGATAACAGTACAGATGTAATTGTATACGATGCGCTCACCAGAATGGATGATGCAGACATTTATACAAACACAATGGACCTACCTTTTCGGTTTTACCCCTGTTTAGCGGCGGGTTTGGCTTACTATATTGCATTAAAGCGAGCCCCAAACCGTGTACAGATGTTAAAAGCGGTTTATGAAGAGGAGTTTGAACGGGCGGCATCTGAAGACCGAGACCGATCGTCTTTCAATGTTGTTCCTAAGTACAGCTATTATAGGGCGGGCTGATGGCTAAGTTTGCATCTGGCAAAAGATCGTGGGCGATATCTGACCGATCGGGCTTTCGGTACCCTTATAAGGTAATGAAGCGCGAATGGAACGGCTTGCTTGTTGGTCCAGATGAATACGAGCCAAAACATCCTCAATTGGGTCCATTTCGTAAGGTCGTAGACCCGGAAGCATTGCAAAATGCGCGGCCGGACCGTGTTGAGCCGCTGGATGTATTTGTTGGAGTACCGCTTGTTGACGCTCCTAATCTCAGACCAGTTCCTTGTTTTGGTCAAGTTGGCAAAGTTACAGTGAGTACGTCATGAGTTTTACATATGATCAGCTAAAACAGGCTATTCAGGACTACACTCAGTACGACGAGACGTCTTTTGTAACGAATCTACCCATTTTCATTCGTCAGGCAGAGGAACGTATCCTTAAAAACGTGCAGTTGAGCCTGTTTCGGAAGAACGTTAACGGTAACATGACTGCCTCGAACCGGTATTTGGCTGCTCCGAGTGATTTTTTAGCGCCTTTTTCGCTTTCTTTTATAGATTCGAGCGGCAATCACGTATTTTTGGACTTCAAAGACGTTGATTTTGTTCAAAGTTTTAATCCGGACGCTTCTACGACTGGAAATCCGCGTTATTACGCGACTTTCGACATAGATAACTTCATTTTGGGTCCAACCCCGGACAGTTCTTATGCAGTAGAGCTACATTATTTCTATCGTCCATCCAGTTTGACGTCTGGATCCGGCTCAAATACGACTTGGTTGAGCGAAAACGCAGAATTAGCGCTTTTATATGGTAGCTTAATGGAAGCCTACATTTACATGAAGGGCGAACCGGATGTTATGGCTCTTTATGAAAAGCGCTTTATGGAAGCAATTCAAGGTCTGAAGATGTTCGGAGAAGCGAAGGAAGTTACCGACGAATATCGGACTGGAAAAGTAATTAGGCCGAAACAATGAAAGTAGAAGCGATACAAGTTAACCCTGAGTTTCAGGTTGAGGTAAAAACCACGTCGAATCGTGGTTTTACGCCAGAAGAAGTAGCCGAAATGGCGGCAGACAAGATCATATCAATTTCGGACGATGCGAATCCAATCATCCGAGATCAAGCCAAGGCGTTTCGGAAGCACATGGTAGCCGTTTTGTCTTTTTATATGCGGCAGGCTATACGAAGCGATCGAACCACTGTGTATAACGCGTTGAATGACGCGGGCCATCGAGATTTGGCTGAATTGATAAGGAGACTGTGACATGGCATTTACTGGAAACTTTATGTGTACGTCGTTCAAGCAAGAGCTGCTGTATGGCGTACACGATTTTGACTCTGCGACTGGTGACACGTTTAAAATGGCGCTTTACACCAACTCAGCAGCGTTCGACGCAGCAACCACTGCTTACACCGCTTCGAATGAAGTTAGCGGAACTGGGTACACTGCCGGGGGTCAGGATTTAACGAGCGTTAACCCGACTACAAGTGGAACGACAGCGTTTACTGATTTTGCGGACGAGACATGGACAACGGCTACGATTACGGCGCGTGGCGCTTTGATTTACAACAGCACACCAAACGTGACCTCTGTGTCAGTGACTAATCCTTCGGTTGTCGTTTTGGACTTCGGTTCAGACAAAACGTCTACGGCGGGAGATTTTTCGGTTATTTTCCCGACAGCTGACGCAAGCAACGCGATTATTCGGATCGCGTAATGACTGACGTCGTCGTCCCTTTAACCGGCTGGGGCCGTGGGACGTGGGGCGCACTCGGTTGGGGTGAAGCCTCTGTAACCAACTCCGGCGCGATAGGCCAAGCAGGTTCGGTAACGGTTGTTGCTGAATCTAATGTGCCGGTCACCGGGTTGGAAGCGACGGGTAATGTTGGTTCTGTTCTTGTACAGGCCAATGCTTATGTAACGGTAACCGGTTTAAGTGCAATCGCATCTGTCGGCTCCGTCGCAGTAACGGCCGACGCTAACATTACGGTGACGGGGATTGCGGCCACTGCATCAGTTGGCTCTGTAACCACTAAGTCAGATTCAAATGTAGAGGTAACGGGCCTTTCGGCAACTGGATCGGTTGGTTCAGTCACGGTAATTGCAGAAGCTAATGTTACGCCATCCGGCATTAGTGCGACTGCGTCAGTTGGGTCAGTAAGTGTTTATCAAAAAACGTATGTAGACGTTACGGGCGTATCTGCTACAGGAGTTGTTGGCGCAGCTACGGTTGATGCCAAAGCCACAGTTTTTGTCACAGGGGTGCAAGCCACGGCTTCTGTCGGAGAGGTCATAGTCTACGGCAGGATTGTTCCAAATCAAGATCCGGGTTATAGTGAAGAAACGCCAGTTCAGTCTCCGGGATATACTGAAGAAACGCCAGTTCAGTCTCCGGGATATACTGAAGAAACGCCAGTTCAGTCTTCGGGATATACTGACGAAACACCTTCGCAGACCCCTTTATGGACTCGGATCGCAGCATAGGGTTTAAAAAATGCCAAGCACATATACGCTAAACAACGGTATTGAACTGATCGGAACCGGAGAACAATCCGGTACTTGGGGAGATACCACTAACACCAACCTGAGCCTACTTGATACGGCTCTTGATGGTCAAGTCACGGTTACTTTGGCGAGCGCAGGAACGTCTGGATCGCCGAATACTCTGCCGATTTCGGATGGTGTGGCTTCGAATGGTCGCAACCGGATGGTTATGTTTGCCGACGGTGGTGATTTGGGTGCCACGGCGTATGTGCAGCTTACACCTAACGATGCGGAAAAGATCATTTTCATTCGAAATGGGTTGTCAGGTTCTCGCAGTATTTTGGTTTTCCAAGGTACGTATAACGCTTCGAACGACTACGAGGTTCCTGCTGGCACTACGGCGGTTATTTATTTTGACGGTGGCGGCGCTGGCGCGGTAGCGGCAAACGTTTTTGACAACGCGTATTTTGATAGCCTGCGCTTAGGGTCTGTTTCTGTCACCGCCATTCTTGACGAAGACAACATGGCCTCTGACAGCGCTACGGCATTAGCTACACAGCAGTCCATTAAAGCGTATGTTGATAGCCAAGTTGGCACGGTAGATACGCTTTCTGAAATTTTAGCTAACGGCAACACCACGGGCGGCACGAACATTGCCGTATCTTCTGGCGACAACATTACCTTTGCGGACAACAGCAAAGCTATTTTTGGTGCTTCTGATGATCTTGAGATCTACAGCGATGGCACTTCATCAATCATCCAAGAAAATGGTTCCGGCGCTTTGTACATTCAAGGTACACATTTAAACTTAAACAATGCAGCGGGAACATCTTCTTACATAACGGCAATTGATGGTGGAGCAGTAACATTATTTTCTGCTGGTTCAGCCAAACTAGCCACCACCGCCACCGGCATCGACGTAACGGGTACTGTGACGGCTGACGGTTTGACTGTTGATGGTGCAACTGATGGCACCGCAGTAGCATTACTACGAGCAGACAAT